AGGCTGTCGGGGGTATCACCTCGGGCGCGGCCGGGGCCATCTCCGGCCTCTGGACGGGCCTGGGGGCGGCCGTGGGTTCGTTCCTCGGCTCCGTTCTCAGCGGGAAGGGGATGCCGGATTCCGTCGGCAACTGGATTCACGAGACGCGCAACAAGGCGTTCGAGATAGACCAGAAGATGTTCTGGGCTGTCGCCAACCTGGACAGCATCAAGAAAACCCTCTGGTCATACATGAAGCCCCAGACCGCATACCTCAAGGCCATCGCCAACAATACCGCCGCCTTGAAGAATATCACCACGGCCCAGCACGGCCTGGATACTATGGTCAATCGCCCGACGCTCATCATGGCCGGCGAGAGTGGCCGCGAGCACGTCAAGATCACGCCACACCGGGCACCGGAACAAGCGGGGCAACTCGAAGCGCACATCTATATCGGCGGAGAAAAGATCGAGACCCAGGTTGTCAAGATCGTCAACCGCAGCATCGGACTGAAACGGATAAGGACATACGCATGACCAAGACAAGAGTCATATACGATAACGCCTGGAGGAAGGGGACGATCATAGCGGAGTCATCTGAGCATCCCCAGTTTCCGTCAACCGACACGCAGGGGGATACGCCGTCCCAGTTCTGGCGCACACCGGCCGGGAACAACTCCAACGAGAGCATATCCGTTGACCTGCTCACGGCAAAGACGGTGACCTTCCTCGCCATCCTCAACCACAACATCGATGCCAATGCGACGATCAAATGGCGTGTCGCAGATGACGCCAACTTCTCCGCCAACTTGGTGGAAGTCACGATAACCCATAACCCCACTAATATCTACTACTTCCTTGGGGCCAATTACACGGCGCAACGCTACGCCCAACTCAGTCTCGTGGATGGAGCGAACCCGAACACCTACTTCCAGGTCGGTCCGATACTGGCTGGAAACTACTGGGAGGTGGGAAGGGAAGTTGCCATTCAATATACGAAGGGAAAGGTGGATAGCTCCCTCGTTGATGAGAGTTATTCTCTGGTCGAATACGCGCAACCGAAGCCGTTGAGGAAAACCTGGACACTCCCGTATTCTGGATTGAATGACAGCGATGCCGATGTCATCATTTCATTCTTTGAGGAAACAGGATTGTCGCATGGATTCGTCCTCTGCCTTGATGCCAATTCGCCCAACAGCTACTCGCATTTCGTCCGAAACATGGACCTGGTAGAGCCGCAGTACAACTACCACGACCATTGGGACTGGGCGCTGCGCGTGATGGAGAAGCTGTAGATGGCAGTCGCCGCCCCTTCCGCCCTCACCGCTACTGCGGCAAGCTCTACTGCGATCACGCTTCATTGGACGAATAACGGTACCTATGATTATATTTATATAGACAGGAAAATAACGGGGGGATCATGGGCGGCGGTATCGTCTGTCGGGGGATCGGTAACACAGGTTTCAAATACCGGACTTACCGGAGGAAAAGAATATCAGTATCGGCTCCAGGCCGTATATGTTGATGAATGGAGCGCTTATTCAAACACGGCAACCGCCATCACCCCACTCAACACGCCGACCGCCTGCGAGGCGATATGCCTCGACGAGGACTCGGCTGAGATAACGTGGAATGACAACTCATCGACCGAGAGCGGGTTCAAGATTTACATGGATGGCGTGCTCATCCAAACGACCGTTGCCAATGTTGAGTCCTATACCAAAAATGGCCTGACCACCGGGCATACCTACAAGTTCAAGGTCAAGGCGTACAATGCCATAACCGCCAGCGCGTTCTCCAACGAAGCAAGCGTGACCATCGTAGACCCGCCGTCCAAGCCTACCGGCCTGACGGCCCAGGCAGAAAGCTCCACCACCATCCGGCTGAACTGGACGGACAATTCCAACAATGAAACCGGATTCAAGATTTATGAATCAACCAACGGCGCCGATTACGGCCAGGTGGCAACCGTTGGGGCAAACGTCAAAACATACCTTCGGACGGGAAGGACATCAAACACTCAATACTGGTATAAGGTTCGGGCCTATAACACCTATGGCACTTCGGCATATTCCAATGCGGCTGATACAACGACATTCGCCTCCATCGCGGCCCCGTCCGGCCTTGTGCTCACCCCGTTCTCAGACACCCAAATCGAGTTGACTTTCCAGGACAACTCAGACCTGGAGGACTGGCATCAGGTATACCGGAGCGAGCATGACGCAAACAATTTCGCGCTGGCCGCCAACCTTTCCCCCAACGTGACCTTCTACCGAGACACCGGACTTACCGCAAATACGGCATACGACTACTATGTACGGGCGCTTCAGGGGGCGACGCCTTCCAATAATTCCTCTACCGAGAATGCGATGACGATGGTGGGGGTTCCCTCCGATCCGTCGAACCTTGCCATCTCCGAAGTCGGTACGGATTACATGGTGCTCACCTGGACCGGGGTCAACAATGAAACCGGATATCGGGTTGAGCAATCCGCTAACGGGGCCGTCTATACCGAACTCTGCGTGATCGATGCCAACATCGAACGGTTCAAGATATTCGACCTGGCGGCGAATACCCAATATTGGTTTCAGGTGCGGGCCTATAACATTGTTGGGAACTCGAACTATTGCGCGGCGGCGAATAATACGACCCTCACCCAGCACGTCGATACTGATTTTGAGGCATTGCTCAGGGAGCCGAATCCCGAACTCACCTATCTCTGCGAGATAAACCCGAAGATGCAGGTGGCCGGATTTACGCTGACCGCCGACCAGACTTATACCTATGAGATGACGACCACGGAACGAGGCATCGATATCTCATCGGTCCTAGAAAACGGCACGGCGTACACGGAAAAATCAAGCATCGCCACCGTGGAGGCGACGGCATCGACATTCTGGTTCGACTACTACAACCGGAAACTCTACATCCACACCTCCGACGGCACGGACCCCGTGGACTACCAGATCCTCGCCGAGTTCTGGCTCTACTTCACCGACTACAAGACCGCCGGCTATCCGGCGGTTTATAACGGGAATAACTACCTGGCGCTCCTCCGCCGCAACGGGATACCGGACATCACCCATGAGATAGGGCGCTACTATGAAGGGAACTACATGGTGTCCTCCGGGAGGATTTCGTTTATCAACGGGAAGGTCGGGAACGAATATTTCTTTGACCATATATACTCAACCTATATATGGGAGAATGCCAAGCTTATCCTGCTGGCCGGGGGAAAGGACTTTACCTATTCGCAGTTTGAAACCGTATACACCGGTTCCGTCAAAGACCGTTCGATAGACGACAATTCATTCTATCTCGATCTCCGCGACCTTCGGGAGGGGTGTGAGAGGAGCCTTCCGCCAAACATCTTTACTGTCGAAGCATACCCCGCCCTCGATACCTCCGTCACCCAAGACGTGAAAATACCGTTCTGCTTCGGAACGATAACCGACTTTGTTCCGGTCTGTGTCGATACGACCAACAAGATATTCAAACTCCATGACGGCAGGATCAAGAGCGTCACGTCGGTGAAGAAAAACGGAACCGTCACCCTGGCCGCAGACACGGACTATTTCGTCAATTACCAGAAGGGGACGATTTCCCTGGCCAGGGGCTATGGATGGGAGGACGGCGATTATTTGCTTGTTGCATTCGTGGGGGCCGTCAATTCGGCCGATGAGTCAATCGAAAAAGGAGCGGATGTTTTTAAATATGTTTGCAACGAGTTCCTGGGCCTCTCTGATTCGGAGATCAACCTGGATTGGCTATATTACACAAAAGTTCACAACACGATGACCATATCGGTGCCGCTCTACGAAAATACCAGTTCCAGCGATATCATCCGTCAGCTGGAACATTCCATTCGGGCATATAGTTTTCAGGATATAGACGGCAAGATCGGGATTCGCCCCGACCTCTCGGCGGCGCTGGCGTCGTCCAGGTATGTGCGGAATCACCATATATTTACCCACTCTCAAACCAAACGCCTGGAGGATAATTTCTACGAGATAACCATTTATTATGACAAGAACTCCCAAACGGGAGTGTATGAATATTTGCGGCACTACCAGAACGAGGCGACCTGGAAATACCGCATCGCCAACGCACTGGAGATTTACACTTACCTCACGAACTCCTCCGATGCCCAGACGCTAATTGATGCCCTGATCGCACTTCTGGACAAAGAGACCATAGAATCCGAGGTGTCGCTCCTGCTGCTCAACGTCATGCCTGGGGACATTATCAAATATTCCCGGGATCGTTTCTTTAGCGCGGCGGGAGCGGCAGAGGAAACCAGCCTTCGGATTCTGAGCATTACCAAGTCCCCGGCATCGGGAAGGACGCGATTCACGGCGGAGTTGGTCTGATGGATGACGCACTGAAGAAAACGGCCTTTGAAAACCACCTCAAAGAGGATTGGAAAACAGTCCACAACATCTGGCCGAACATCGGGGCGCGTTCGGGCGTGATGAGCGTGTCCGCGAACCTTGATAACAACACTACAACGATGGCAAACGTGACCGGGCTCACGTTCACCGCGGGGGCAAATAATTCCTACGGATTCAATTTCTTCCTTTGCGGGAACACCACGGCCACCGGATGTTCCCCGCTCTTTCAATTCATCGGTCCTGGCGGACCCACGAGATTCTGCGCCGAGGTACTGATAAAGCAGGTCGGCGCCGACTACCTTGTTCCCGAAGAAGTAAATGCCTTCAGCACCCCGACCACCCACGCGAACTGGGGCACTACATCGAGCCATACCGTGAGGATTGAGGGGATTCTCGTTAATGGGGCGAACACCGGGGCCGTCCAGTTGCAGTTCAAGGCGGAGACCGAGGCCAACACGATAACCATAGAGCATGGGTCGTGGGGGGAATGGCATCTTTTGGATTGAGGATACCATGAAAGATAAGATTCTAATTTTCCATTCCCCGTTGTGCGATTTCTCAACATCTCCGTGGGGGGTTCTCAAGGTCGTGGACGGCCAGGTTAAGCTCGATTCCGTCAAGGCATTTAACCGTGCCAGGAGAATGTTGGATTCCGGGGTCAATATGTTCCGCATTCTGCGGCACGCCGGCTGGTCAGTGGTGAAGGAGTTTGATTGGAAGGATACCGATTACTTTCCTGTCCTGCGGGAATATCTCATTACCCTACATAATCCATGCCAGGGGGCATCTGTAGGGCAAGGGGCGCGGGTTGTCATCGAGCTGTTCGACAACTGTTCTGAGCAATGGATGTACGACAAGGCCAACTACGATGAGGCGAGGAGTCTTATCAGGGCATTCTTTGCTCAGCTGGCAGACCTGGATTTCGTTGATTTCGGGGCAGGGAACGAGATGAACAAGGACGCCTCGACCGCCCTGTTCCGCGACGTGATCATACCGGAGTTCGATAAGGTCGAAAAGTTCCCGTTCTCCTATGGCCCGTCCTATTCATTCAATAAGGGACCGGACCTCATTGTTGACCACAAGCAGGAGGCGTCCAAGAAGTGGGGGGATGCCGCGTCTTTTGCCATCTTCAAACAGGTTCATGGAATCAAGGACAAGGATACCGACAGCCTCATACAGAGTGTCGAATGGTGGGTCAATCATCCGATGGCGACGTTCTGGAGCGTGGATGGGGTGAAGGATGGCGCGAGCTCCTGCGACTTCTATCAGGATCAGGTCCGCCCGTCACCGGCCCAATGGGCGAGTGCCGTGAAATATGCCCTTGATTATGCCAAGAAATTCACCTTGCCGACTGGTCAACCTAAGTTTGCCTTCGAGTTCATATCGAAAGTCTGGAACAATGACGTCTGTTCCGCTACCGCAACGGAGGCAGTCAGTCAGGTCTATAAAACCAAGTTCGAGCAGTGGCCTTATAACTGGGGCAAATACCCGAACGATTGGGTTGAGCCGGATCCGCCAGAGCCTCCGATACCACCGATACCGCCTGAACCGCCGACACCTCCCGTTATTGTCAAACCCTGCGCCTACTTTTGGAAGCGACACAACTATCTTCACTGGCTGCGGTGCGTCCTGTTTGGAAAACACTGAATGACCGATACCGAACCTCCCGGAGGTTGTTTTTATGTTCTTCTTCGTCGGGTTCGTGCTTGGACTCGCACGGGAGTTCTGTGTCGTCCGTTATTATGTCTGCATCCAACGACGGTCGGCTTTTTTGG